GGACGTCCCGACCCCGGCGGCAGGTGATATTTCAAACCTCATCGCCACGACCGCCTTCGTGAGGACGTTCGGCCTTCAGTCCGCCAACCAGGACACGCGGATCACCGGCAGCCTGACGCTCGACATCACCTATGCTGGAAAAAACCTCCTCGTCGGCTCTCAGGCCGGGGTGACGATCACTTTCCCTTCGCTGAATTGCACTTACTGGATCAGCAACCTCGGGCCGAACATCTATACGCTGGCGTTCCCGAGCGGGTCGGACTTCCGGGGCCTGCTGTTCCCCGGCGAGAAGGTCGCGCTGTCTGGCGATGGCGGCGGCTTCTGGCGAGTGATCGCCACCGGCTCATCCGGCAACGCCGGGGCGATGGGGCTCTGGACCCCAGGGATCAGCTTTGGATACGCCTCGGCGGGGATCACCTATTCGTCGCAGAAGGGCTACTATCAGGCCGAGGGAAACTTCATCTTCGCCAGCTTCTACTTTCAGTTGAGCAGCAAAGGCACGTCGACCGGACAGGCGATCATCACCGGGCTACCGATGAACGCCCACGCCGCCGCCTGTGAGAATGCCGTCATTCAGGGCTCGGGACTGGCCGGGATACCGGCCGGGTCATCGCCGATCATCACGATCCAAGCCAGCGGCAGCCTGCTCTACCTGAACAGCACCAACACCCAGGGCCTCGCGACCATGGGCGACACCAATTTCAGCAACGCCAGCGTCCTCGCTGGCTCGATCAAGTTCCGCGTATGAACGCGCCGTCGGGCACCTACGGCTTCGAGCCGTCGCTGGGCGAGTTGACGCTGTACAGCTTCAACCTGGCCGGCGTGCGCCAGACCGCGCTCACCCAGAGCCACATGGCCTCGGCGCTGATGGCGGCCAACCTGATCAACGCCAGGTGGTCGGCCATGGGCGTCAACCTCTGGTCCGTCGACCTGCAGACCATCCAGCTGGTCCCTGGGAACGCCACCTACTCGGTCCCCAGGAACACCGTGGCCATCCTCGACGCCTACGCGACCCGTGGCCGGGGCGCCGGCCTGCGCAACCGCCCCCTCGTGCCGATCTCCCGCACGGAATACGCCTCGTATTCCAACCCCAACCAGCCCGGCTCGGTGAACGTCTACTGGTACGACCAGCTGCTCGCGCCGACGCTCACCCTGTACCTCTGCCCCGATGGCACCGACGACACCCTCTCCTACTACCGCCTGCGGCAGATGCAGGACTCGCAGCTGGCCAACGGCCTGTCGCCCGAGATGCCGTTCTACTTCCTCGAAGCGTACGCCTACGCGCTCGGCCAACGCCTGGCGCAGATCTGGAACCCGGCGCTGGCGGCAGGCCTCAAGACGCTGGCCGACGAAAGCTACGAGATCGCCGCCAACCGGAACACCGAGCAGGCCGCGTTCTACATAAGCCCGCAGATCGCGGGTTATTTCAGGACGTGATGCATGGCCTACGCCAGCCGAGCCGGTCGAGCGAAAGTAAGCGCCCGCCATCCGCGCGCCCAGGCCGTGTGCCAGCGGTGCGGGTTCTGGTTCAACCGCGAGGATCTGCAGAACCAGCGGGCGTGGCGCGGCGCGGCGCTGATGCAGACCTGGCTGTTCGTGTGCGCCCGCTGCCTGGACGTGCCGCAGGAGAACGACAGGGTGGTCGCTCTGCCGGCCGATCCGGTCCCGATCCCGCTGCCTTTCCCCGAGAATTTCAGCGTCGCCCAGTCGGTGATGGGGCTGGCCGCGCCCACCGAGATCGACCCGCACACGGGGCTCGCCAAGCCGATCGCCACGACGGTGATGCAGACCACGGGCCTGACGCCGTCGCTCCCGAACGTCACCCTGGCCAGCGAAACGGACGAGATCGCCATGGTCACCGCCACCGGGACGCAGATGATCATGGGGCCGCGCTCCGGGGGTGCGCCCCTGAACACGGGTGCTATTGTCATGGCGCCGACGCCGAGCGGACGGCCGCCCGGCTACGCTCTGGAGGCTGTGATGCCGACCGCCCAGACCGATGGCGTCACCGTGGAGTACGGCGTCCCGCTCCCCATCACCTCGATCATCGCCGACGGCACGCCGCTGGTGCGCGTCACCTGCAACGCGCCGCATGGGCTTACCCTGAACAAGCAGATCGTGGTGCGCGGCACGCTCAACCCGCTCGCCGACGGCGCCTTCAGCGTGACGCCGATGACCGCCACCGTGTTCAGCTACGGCTGCTATTCCCCGATCGACCGCGGCACGATCCTGGGCCCCGAGACGGTGATCGTCACCGCCCAGGTGGGCCTGCCGAGGGACTTCCCCGCGCTGCCGCAGACGGGCCTGCCGCAGTCTCGCAAGACCAGGCGGGCGCAGTGATGGCCGACGGCGGCATCCCGATCCAGACGATCCCCAACCTGCCGCCCGCGATCAGCCTCGCCGGCCCCGAGCAGCTGTGGATCAACCAGGCGGGCGTCGACCGGCGCACCGGGATCGAGGACATCGCCAATTTCGTGGAAGCCCAACTCGGCTACGCCGGGTCCGTGGTCACCTCGTTCAACGGGCGCTACGGCGCCATCACCCTCACCGCGGCCGACGTCGTGGCGACGGGCTTCGGGGCGGGTTCGTTCGTGCCCGTGACGGGCAACGTGAACGTCACCGGCCCGCTCAACTTCACGCCCGCAGCCGGGCAGGACGCCTACATCACGCTGGCGAAGGCCACCTCAGGTCCCGCCAACTACATCATGGGTTCAGCCGCCGGCATCGCGCGCTGGCAGGTGGTGCTCGGCGACACCGCCCCTGAGTCCGGCGCGAACTCGGGCAGCAATTTCGACATCCTGGCCTATGCCGACAACGGCACCGCGCTCGGCAATTGGCTCAGCATCTCCCGCGCCACGGGCGCCGTCACGGTCGCCTCCCTCCACGGCGCCGGGGCCGGGGGTGTGCTCGACAACTTCACCCTGGACGCCGGCACGTTCTGATGGCGACCCCCAACGCCCTCACCTACAACGGCCTCGTCACCCAGGTGGCTTTGCTCGCCGGCTACAAGACCCAGACCGTGAACGGCGTCCTGCAGGGCATGGAGCCGGACTTCACCACCTTGATCCCGCAGATGCTGAACTACGCCGAGGACCGCGTGCAGCGCGACCTCGAACTCCTGGCGCTGCAGACCCTCAGCCCAGCCTACGCCCTGACCGCCGGCAACCCGGTCCTCGCCGTCCCCACCGCCGACTTCACCGTCGTGCAGGACGTGCTGGTCAGCGGCGCGCCCCTGAACCCCGTGGCGCGCAGCTACATCCAGACCATGTGGCCACCGACCTCGACGCCCGGCCTGCCCACGGTGTTCGCCATGCTGGGCGGCGACCTCGCCACGGCGGGCCTCACCTCGACCCTGATCCTCGTCGGCCCGACGCCAGACCAGCCCTACCCCGCGACGCTGATCGGCGAGGTGCGCGCACCATCGCTGGCGACCTACGCCAACCCCGCGCAGGCGGGCGTGATGACCACATGGATCTCGACCTGGCTGCCTGAACTGCTGGCGATGGCGGCGATGGTCTACGTCAGCGCCTACCAGCGCGACTTCGGCCGCCAGGCGGACGACCCGCAGATGGCGCAGTCCTACGAGTCCCAATACGGGACGCTACTGCAGGCGGCGCAGAAAGAGGACTACCGGCGGCGCCTGGAGGCCGACGCATGGACCGCCAGGGCGGCCTCGCCGGTCGCCACGCCGACCCGCACATAGGAGACGTCATGACCCTCGACCTGATGACCTTCGTCCTGTTCGTGCTGCTGATCTTCAGCGGCTTCAACGTCGGCTGGGGAGCGGCGGGTCCGTGGACCGGCCCACGGGTCGGCTACGGCATCCTCGGCCTCGCCTGCCTCGTCGCCTTCCTAGGGCACCTGTTCGGGAAATTCTGAGGCCGCCCCGCCTTACTTGACGCAAAAAGAAAGTCGGCACAGGTTGGCCGCGGGGGCCGATCAGAGCCGCAACCATGCCGCATCAGGCCGTGCAGCTTGCCGATGGGGTGAACGTCAACCGCACGCCTGCGCTCAACCAGTTCGGCATCTCGGCCTCGCAGCTGATCCGCTACCAGTACGACGACACGGGCGCGCCGATGGTGCAGAAGCTGGGCGGCTGGGCCAAGTATCTGACCACGACCACGCCCGCGCCGGTCAGGGCGCTGTGGGGCTGGGAGGACACCAACGCGGTCAAGCGCCTGGCCTACGGCACCCAGGCGTTCGGCGGGCGCTCGCAGCTGGCGGTGATCACCAGCGGCGTCGTGCAGGACATCACGCCGAGTTCGCTCACCACCAACTCGCCGCCGCAGGCTTCGACGACCGCCGGCTCGTATGTCGTCACCATCACCGATCCCAACGCGCCGCTGCTGACCGCCTTCAACACGGTCTACATCCAGACCTACATCGCCGTCGGTGGCCTGATCCTGTTCGGCGCCTATCCGGTCGCCCCGGTCGACGCCACGCACTACCAGATCATCGCCCACGACGTACTCGGCAATCCGCAGTTCGCCGTGACCACCGACACCGCCCCGGCCGTCGAAACCCGCCAGGTCACGGCGGGTTCAGCCTTCGTCACCATCACGCTGAACAACCACGGCTATACGGTCGGCGCCAACTACGCCGCCGTCGTGCCGCAGGTCATCGGCGGCCTCACCATCCTGGGCAACTACACCGTCCAGCAGGTGCTCTCGACCAGCCAGTTCACCATCCTCGCCAACACCATCGCCACCTCCAGCGCAGGGCCCACGGCGATCAACAGCGGCAATGCGCAGTACCTTTACAGCTTCGGCGCCGGGCCCGCGCAGGCGGGTACAGGCTTCGGCATGGGCGGGTTCGGCATGGGGCCGTTCGGCGGCACGGGCCAGCCCGCCACTCCCCCAGCCGGCGCGCCGATCACGGCCGACGATTGGGTGCTCGATAATTTCGGCCAGATTCTCCTCGCGTGCCCGATCACCGCCGCCGCCCAGTCCCAGCCGATCTACGCCTGGGATCCGCTGGCCAACGCGCCCCAGGCCTCGGTGATCCCCAACGCGCCTGTCGTGAACGACGGCTTCTTCGTCGCCATGCCGCAGCGCCAGATCGTCTGCTGGGGCTCGACCGATACCGGCGTGCAGGATCCGCTACTCGTGCGCTGGTGTGATGTTTCCAACTATAATTCCTGGGTCGGCCTGCCGACCAACCAGGCCGGCGAGTACCGTCTGCCGCGCGGGTCGAAGATCGTCGGCGGCATCCAGGGGCCGCAACAGGGCTTCCTGTGGACCGACCTGTCGGTCTGGTCGATGCAGTACATCGGCCTGCCCTATGTCTACGGATTCAACGAGGTGGCCACGGGCTGCGGGCTCATCGGGCGCAAGGCGGCGGCGAGCGCCAACGGCGTCGTCTACTGGATGGGGCCCTCGCAGTTCTTCAGCTTGACCAGCGAGGGCGCGCAGCCGCTCGCGTGCCCCGTGTGGGACGTGGCCTTCCAAGATTCCGATCCCACGCAGACCAGCAAAATCCGCGTCGCCGTCAACGCCCGGTTCAACGAGATCAGCTGGTTCATCCCGACGCTCAACTCGGGCGGCGAGGTGGGCACCTTCCTGAAGTACAACTACGCCCTGGGCTGGTGGGACTACGGCCAGCTGGCGCGCTCGGCCTGGATCGACCAGTCGGTGCTGGGCGCGCCGATCGGCGCCGACCCCAACCGCCTGCTGATCTACCAGCACGAGACCAGCCTCGACGCCGATGATCAGCCGCTGATCTCGTCGTTCGACACGGGCTACTTCACGATGAGCGAGGGCGACTTCAAAACCTTCATCGACGAGATCTGGCCCGACGCGCGCTACGGGGAGTACGGCTCGCCGCAGAGCGCCACGCTGCAGATCACCCTTCTGCTCGCCGACTTCCCCGAGCAGGCGCCGGTCGTCGTCGGGCCCTTCATCTGCACGCAGGCCTCGACCCTGATCAATCTGCGGGCCCGCGCGCGCCTGTTCGCCATGCGGATCCTCTCCAGCGACTACGGGTCGTTCTGGCGCCTGGGCCGCTTCAGGTATCGGGCGCAGCCCGCCGGGCGGTACGGATGAGCGACGCCAACGACAACATCCCGCGGCCCCATCCAGGCCACGGCTCCGGACCCGCAGGCGCGTCGCTGTCCGACATCCTGACCGCCGTCCAGCACGTCGCCTCGAACATCGCCACCGCCGCCGAGCGCTACATGCGCGCCCAGGGGCTGGGGACCGGCGCCGCCCTGACGGCGCCAGCGGTGCTCAAACAGGGGGCCGGGCGCGTCTGCATGGTGAGCGTCACGGCGACCGGCTCGGCGACCGGCCAGATCATCGACGCAGCGATCCCCAGCGCGACCCACCCCGTCATCGCCATCATCCCCGCCGCGGTCGGCGCCCCCTATACCGTCAACCTGCCGTTCAAGTTCGGCCTGCTGGTCGTGCCCGGCGCCGGCATGACGGTCACGGTCAGCTACAGCTAATGGCCCTCGCCCCCAACCAGGCAGTCGATCTGGCCATGCGGGCCGCGCGCCGGGGCCGGGCCGAGGGCGGCGAGGCCGACCCAAACGCGCCTGGCGGCATCACCGCCTATCACGGCGGCCCGCATGACTTCGACCAGTTCGACATCGGCAAGGTTGGGACCGGCGAGGGCGCGACCGCCTATGGGCACGGCCTCTACTTCGCCGAGCATCCCGAGGTCGCGCACGACTACCGCCATCGCCTTTCAGGGGCCCCGAACAGAGGCCAGGTCTTTTTCGATAACCGTCCGCTCACCGACCCGATGGGCGCCCCCGGTGAGGCGTGGCTCGATCGAACCCTGACCGATCCCGAGACGGGCGTGCATCCGAGGGATGTCTGGCACGACTTCCAACGAAACTACGGGCGTCATGGAGGCGCCCTGGCCGCGCTGCAGGAAGAGGCTGCGTGGTCGCGCGAGCGCGCTGGGGAACCCGTCACTCGGGAGAGTAACCCCAAAGCGTCAGAGTCAGGTCGGGCGGCGTTGGCCACGCTGAAGAACGACCGCGCCGACAGCGCCGAGGCCGCCGTCCGCTGGTTTGAGAAACACGGACACCGGCTGAGCGGCAATTTCCCCGGCCACGCCTACAAGGTGAGGATCAAGGCCGAGCCCGAGCACTTCCTCGACTGGGACAAGCGCGTGGACGCCCAGCATCCGGTCGTCCAGAAGGCGCTCAGAGCCGCATTGCCAGCCCTCTTCGACCGTGAGGAGCCGGGCAAGATGTGGTCGACTGATGACGGTGAAGCCGCCTACCGCAAGCTGACTGCGGCGCACGGGGGTCGCCAGGCGGCCTCAGAGGCTCTGCTGGCGCAAGGGGTGCCCGGCATTCGTTATTTTGACCAAGGTTCGCGCGCGGGCGCTTCAGGCACCCGCAACTACGTCACCTTTCACCACGATCCCGTCGAGGTGGAAGAGAAATACGCCGGAGGCGGCGCCGTCGCCGCCGCCATGCGGGCGGCCGGCGGCCGGATCGCCCTGGCCACGGGGGGCGCCCGGACGGAGAAAAGCGACCCTGGGACGCCCGAGAAGGCCGCTGTCTTCCACAAGGCCTTCAAGGGCCTGACCGGACGGGCACACGGATCCGACCCCGCCGATCTGCCGCTCGTGGGCCGGGGCGATGTGACGATGCCGCCCGGCATGAAGCCGAAGCATTTCTCCAGCGAGGTCGCCCGACTCGTGCAGGGCGTGAAGGACTGGAACACGCCCCAGCGGCGCTACTGGTACGAGAACAGCGGCCACGCGATCGGCACCTCGACGGGTTGGGATCCCGAGATGGCGGATCGGCTGACCTACGGCATCGCCAAGACCTCGCCGCAGACGCCGGTTCTGGCCAACGCCATGTACGCGGCGACCGCGCACCACCAGGCCGCGCTGGGCGAACCCGTGCGGGCCGGCATGTTCCCGAACAACATGGGTCCAGCCATCGAGCAGGCCTATCGCGAGACCACGCCCGGCGCCGTCGGTCCCAAGATCAGCGGCTATCAGTCGGGTTTCAGGACCGCTTGGCGCCCGGACGTGCTCAACGAAGGCGCCAACGACATCCACAATATGCGCGAACTCGGATGGAAGGGCTGGTCGGAGGCCGCCACGACCGGCCAGCACAACTACGACCGCTTCATGCGCTCGGCGGTCACGGATGTGCTGAACAAGCAGGGCCACGACGGCGGCAAGTGGCTACCGGGCCAGGTGCAGGCGGTCCTCTGGGCGAAGTCGCGGGCTGCGGGCGGCGTGCCGGAGGGCGAGGCGGGCTACGACATCACCCACGGGTTCCGCGACCGGGCTGCGCGCGGCACCTACGAGAGCGCGCCAGGCGTCACCACCGGCCATTTCCCCGAGTACCACGACGCGCCGTTCGAGGTGAAACAGCGCTACCACAACGACATCAACGACGTGCTGCAGGACGAGCACGGGCGCGACCGCATCAGCCATGCGATGGGTCTCCTGACGCTGCCGACCGAGCACGGCGTCGGTGTCTTCCAGGGCCGCGCGAGCCCAGGCTCGGCGGCGCGGGTGGTGGCGGGCGGGGCCGGCGGTTGGCAAAAGGGCGTGGATCCGGCGACCCGCAAGCTGATGAGCGCGGCGGAGATGACCCGTGCGCTTCTGCTGAAGCAGGACGCCGCCGCCTGGCATTTCCCGCAGTATCCGAAGAGCGGGATGAACTGGAATACGCGCAATATGTTCGACGTGAACTTGGGGCGGCCGATCAACCACGACGAAGCGCACAAGATCGCCGACACGATGCAGCGCCAGACCGGCACCGACTTCTTCAGCCCTATTCACACCCCGACGGGTTATCGCTTCATCAACGTCCCTGAGGTGTCAGGCGTCCAGAACAAGGACATGCCCGGCCACCTGCGCGCTTTGGCGCCGTTGCACGAGGACGCCACCGTCGGTATGGGCAACGCGGATTCGTTCTATCACGCCAGCGACTGGAAGCAGGACAATGGGCAAGCTTACGTTCAAGGACTTAGAGCCCTCGGACCCGATATATCAGGAAGGGCCCAGCACATACTCTCCACATTGGGCCCGCGCGTTGCAGCGGTCGACGCCCGATACGCCAAAGAGCAAGGCTGGACGCCCCGAAAAGAAGCCTCCCCACAAGTAGCTGAGCCTACGCCGCCGAAGGAGCCGAGCGGCGAAGGCTTCGCCTCCGGCGGCGAGGTCGAGGGACGCCGGGACACCCCCATTGATCCCGACGCCGAGATGGCGAGGGTCTACGCTGACAAGACCGAGCAGGTCCCCCTTGACTGGCTGGAGAAGCTGCCTGGGAACGAACTGCGCCACGGCGACGACTACATCAACGCCATGGCCAACCAGCTGAAGACCAAGGGGGCCTGGGATCCGGCGATCATCGCCGCCGGGAAGCACAGTCGGACGGCCCAACTCAGCGAGGGCAACCACCGGATCGCCGCCGCCCGCCGCGCTGGATTCACTCACTTCCCGGCCAGGGTGATCACGGGCGGCGAGTGGGGCAAGGGCAAGCCCGGCTCAGACTACCATGACGATCTGATCCCACAGCCGGACGAGTACTTCTCGGCCGACGCCCGGCCATCGCAGGTGTTCAGATCCCTCGCGCCCGGTAAGGCCGCTGGCGGCCCCGTCGACCCGGATCTGACGGCGGCCCAACAGCAGGGCGCGGACACCTCGTCGATCCCGGCGATCCGCGAAGCCGGGAAGCTGGCCAGCTTCCACAAGGGGCTGATGGCCCAGGTCAACGAACGCGCCCAGGCCTCGGCGATGCGGGCCAGGGACTATCACGAACAGGGCCTTCTGCCGTTCCCGGTGGGCACCCGCTTCACCACCCCTCACACCGTGCGCAACGGGCTGTCCCCCTATACGGTGACCCATCACGTCGCCGACGCGAGAGACCCGCAACGCTACGGCTACGGTGCGACGCGGGGCACGCCAGACTCCGACGACTATGAGCGGACCAACCTGATGGTCAGCGATCCGGCCGCCGACCAGCGGCTGGCCAAACTGGGCTCCGACTACGACCGCGCCGCGGACGTCGCCCAATGGAAGCCCTTCGGCGGCCTGACCGTCGCCAAGGCCCGCGGCGGCAGGGCTGAAGGTGGCCCGCTGCTCTTCCACTCCAACCTGCACGGTGGCGAGCATCCGCCGTCGCCGCATGGTGGAGGCCGCGTCCACCGGATGCACGTCGGCCCCATCCACTCCCCGGTGGCCGGGCGCACCGACCACCTCCCCATGCATGTGCCGTCGGGCTCATATGTGTTGCCCGCCGATGTTGTGTCGAGCCATGGGGAAGGAAACACGAGCGCCGGCTTCAAGGTGATGCGGCGGTTGTTTGGCGGCGCCCCCTACGGCCACAAGGGCGGCCCCTATGGGCAGTCCGGCGCGCCCTACAACCAGACGGGCGGGCCCTACGGCCAGAGTTCAGGCCCCTACGGCGAGCCGCTGCAGAACCAGTCGCGCGGCGGCCGGGCCACCGATGGCGAGCGCGACAAGGGCGTGCCGATCGTCGCGGCCGGCGGTGAGTATGTCCTCTCGCCTGACCAAGTGCGGGCGGCAGGTAAGGGCGATCCCGATCTGGGCTGCCGCGTACTTGACGAATTCGTAAAGCGCTCACGGGCAAAGCATATTAAGACGCTGAGGGGCCTTCCAGGGCCCGCAAAAGACTAAGCCATGACCGACGCCATCGACATGGTGCGCGTGAAGAAGCCCGAGGCGGCGACTGAAACGCCGCATGTCCGGGTGGCGACGCCCGATGAGGTCGACGCGGTGATGGAATTGGCCCTGATGGGCTGCGCCGAGAACGAGTTCCTGCCGCACGACCCGGTTCTCGTCCTGAACGACGTGTGGGCGGCGCTCAACCGCGACTACGGCATCCTCGGCGTGATCGGCGCGCCGGGCAGCCAGCCGCTTGAGGCCGCGGTGCTGCTGCGCATCGGCAATATCTGGTACTCGCGCGAGCCGCATGTCGAGGAACGGGCGATCTTCGTCCACCCGCAGTTCCGGCAAGCCCGCGGTGGGCGGGCGGCGCGCCTGGCCGAGTTCTCGATGGACGTCGCCGACGGCCTCGGGATGCCGCTGACGATCGGGGTGCTCTCGGCGTCGCGCGTCGAAGCCAAGATGCGGCTCTATCAGCGCGTTCTCGGTAAACCCAGCGGGTGTTATTGGATCTACTGGCCGAATTCGCGCAAGGCTGAGGAGTCGTAGCCGTGGGCGGCAAGACCTCCCAGTCCAGTTCGCAAGTCTCCATCCCTCCTGAAGTGTTGGCGCGGTACAACTCGGTCAACACTACAGCGCAAAACGTAGCGCAGACGCCCTTCCAGCAGTACTCGACGAACCCCAACGCCTTCGTCGCGCCGGTCACGCCTGAGCAGAACACCGGCATCAGCACGATCAACAATGCGGGCGCGAACATCGCCCCAATGTACAACGCCGCCACGGGCACCGCGACCAGCGGCTACAACGCCGCCGTGCCGCAGCTGGGGGCGGCTGGCCAGACGGGCGCGGCAGGCTTTGCGGGCGGGCAGGCCGGGCTGGCGGCGGCGGGTCAGACCGGGGCGGCGGGCTTCGGGGGCGCGCAGAACTACCTCAACGCGGCGACCGGCTACACGGTGGCGGGTGGCGGCGCGGTCGATCCCTCGCAGATCACACCGGCCGCCATCGGCCAGTACATGAACCCGTATCTGGGGACCGTGCTGGGCTCGACCGAGGCGCTGATCAACCAGCAGAACCAGCAGCAGCAGGCGGGCCAGATGGGGACCGCGATCTCGTCCGGCGCCTTCGGCGGCGACCGCTCGGGCATCGCCGCCGCGGTGCTGGCGGGACAGCAGCAGCTGGCGGCCGGGCAGACCTACTCGGGCATCACCTCGGACGCCTACAACCAGGCGCTGGCGACCGCGCAGCAGCAGCAGGGCGTCGGCCTCGCCGCCGGCCAGGCCAACCGCGCCGCGCTCCAGCAGACCGGCCAGAGCCTCGCCGGCCTGGGCGCGCAGGGCTTTGGGCAGGCGCAAACGGAGGCGCAACTCCAGGCCGCCCTCGCGGGGCAGGGCTTCGGCCAGGCGCAGACCGAAGCGCAACTCCAGGCCTCGCTCGCGGGGCAAGGCTTCGGCATGGCGTCGACGCAGGCGCAGACCCTGGCCGGGCTGGCGCAAGGACAGCAACAGGCCGGACTGGCGCAAGGACAGGCAGAACTCGGCGCTGGACAAGTACAGCAACAGACCCAGCAAGCGGGCCTCTCTGCACTGTATAACCAGTTCCTTCAACAGCAAAGCTACCCGTTCCAGACCGCTCAATTCTTGGCCAATATAGCAGAAGGCACGGGAGCACTGTCGGGCTCGACCACCACGGCTACGCAGCCGGGCAGCCTGTTCATGTCCGACGAGCGCGTCAAAGAGGACATGGCGCCGGTCGGCAAGGGCTTCGACGGCGCCAACATCTATCGGTTTAGGTACAAGGGCGATCCGGCCTGGCGCATGGGCCTCTCCGCCCAGGAGACCGAGCGCCGGCACCCCGAGGCGGTCGCCGAACTCCCCTCCGGCCTCAAGGCCGTCGAGTATGGCCGGGCCACCCAGGAAGCCGCGGAGCGCGGCGGCTTCGCCAACGCGGCCAACGACAACGACTACGACGAGCCGGAGCGCCGCGTGCGCGCCGCTGGCGGCTACCAGGGCTTCGGCGGCGTCGCCTATCCGTCCGGGGTGAACCAGTTCGACCTCGCCGCGATGCTGCAGGCGCAGGAGGGGATGTACGGGCCCTACGCGCAAAGCGGCCTCTATGGTGGCCAGGCGAGCGGCGCGCCGCACGGCGGTTCAAGCTATGTGCCGGCGGCCAACCTGCCGATCGCGCACCTGCAGTCCGCAGCGGCGCCGACCGGATCACGGAGCAGCATGCTGCATCAGGCCGCCGAGGCCGGTCAGGATGTGAAGAGTATCGAGCAGGGCGCGAGCAAGGCCAGCCATTGGGTCAAGGACAAGCTGTCGGGCGAAGACACCATGGACAGCAACACCCCTGGCCATCAGGGCGAGGGGACGGTGGAGCAGGCCTCCACGGATCTCAACCAAGGCCTGAGCCAGGTCGGCGGCACCACCCCGCCCGCCGACAGCAGCCCGCCGCCCGACGACAGCACCACCCCGGCGCCTGACTACGACGCCCCGCGCGCCGCAGGCGGCTTCGCCAGCGCCCGACGCCGTCGCCGTCGCCGAGCGGACGGCGGCACGGATGACTTCAACTCCAGCCCGCAGCCCGACGATCCCTACGACCCGCAGGGGCCCAGCCTCCACATCCCCGACGCCGCGTCGAAGGTCACGCCGCTGGAGCCCGCCAAGCCGCCCAGTTCGGGAGATGGCAGCAGCGGCACGATGGGCGACCTGAAGGACATCGCCACCATCGCGAAGATGTTCATGAGGACCGGCGGCCGGGTCGGTCGTCGGGAATACGGCGTCGGCGGATGGTTGAAGGATGTCGCCGACACCGTCGGTGGCTTCGAGGGCGGGCTCTTCAAGGACGTCACGGGGGAGACGCCTCAACTCGCTCGCGGCGGACGCCGCATCGGTCGTCAGGGCGGCGGCGAGATCAACCCCAGCGAGGATCTGGTCAGCGATCTGGCCGGCGACGATCCAGAACTCGGTGGGCTGCTGCGCCAGGCGATGGCGCCGCATCGTGTGGCGCCGGCCCGTCCACCAGCTGGCTTCGCTGACACCAGCCCCGCGGCGCCCCCTGAAAGCCCCGTAGGCGGCGACACGCCGTCCAGCGGCTTTGCCGGCGCAAACGCCCCGAAGGCCGCCCCTACGGCTTCTGACGCGGGTTTCGCGGGCACTCTCAGGGCTGAAGGGACCGGCCGGAACCCGGCTTCGAGCGCCGTCGGCCCAGGCCAATTCCTCGCCAGCACGTTCCTGGGCGAGTTCAAGAAGGTGTTCCCGGACAAAGCTGCCAACATGAGCGATGCGCAGATCCTGGCGCTGCACGGCACGCCTCAGGGCAATGCGCTGCAGGCTCAGATGGTCCCCCATCTGCGCGCCGAGAACGCCGCCAGGCTGCAGGACCAGAACATCCCGGTGACACCGACCACCGAGCACGTCATGTGGATGCTCGGCCCCGGCGAAGGGCCGCGCGTGCTGCAGGCCGACCCGTCGACGCCGATGGAGCATCTCGTCAGGCCAGAGGCGATCGCCGCGAACAGCCGGATCATGGCGGGCAAGACGGCCGGGCAGTTCCTCAACTGGGCCGATCGCAGCATCCGCGCACGAGGCGGCGCGGTGCGTCGGGGCTTCGCGGGCGCCGGGGTGGTCGGGTCCGACGACCCGATGATGGACGACACCTCAGCCATCCCCGTCCCGGCGGTCGACGACGCCCCCGACGCGCCCGCGCCGAAAGGAAGGCTTGCTACTGCAGTCGATGCCATCCTCGCCGCCCCCACCCCTGCAGCCGCTGCTGATGACACCACCGCGCCGCCACCGCCTGCGCAAGGGCTGGCCGCTGCGAAGGTAACGAACGCCCCGCCCGATGGCGGCTTCGGCAAGGCTGCTGCTGGCCCCGCCGCTGATACGGCCCCCACGGCCTCGCCGGCTGGCCCGGATCCCTACCTGAACCAGGCGCGGGCGCGGCAGGAGGACACGCAGACCAAGGCAGAGAAGCTGGAGGAGGCGCAGCAGAACCAGCACAAGGGCGGCATCCTGGGCTGGCTTTCCTCGCCGGAGCATTGGATGCCGCTCATCCAGGGGGCCGCCGCAGCGGCCTCTGCGCCCACCCGCAACCCGCTCACGGCGCTGCTGATCGGCGGCTCGACAGGCGCCCAGGCCTACCAGCAGCAGCGCGCCTACGACATGGCCAATGCGCAGAAGGAGGCGGAGTTGGCCACGGCCGGCACTGGCGCCGAGGTCAACGCGGCCGGCGTCCCGGTCTCGGGGTTCAATGCGCAGACGACCCGCATGGGCGTGAACGCACAAGGCCTCGCCCAGGCGCTGGCCTGGGCCAAGGGCTTCAAGCCCACCGGCATCTTCGATACAACCCGCGATAAAACCAGCCCGCTCTGGATGGCGCCGAACGGTCAGTACGTCACCAAAGCGGAGATGCAGCAGATGCAGTCCGGCGTGATGAACGACGCCGTCAACCGCTACAGCGGCAATGTGTCCAACCCATTTGCGCCCGGCGCGCTGGACCTCCGTGGCGCCCCTGGAGTAGCAGGGGCCGGCGGCGCTGGCCCAATGGGGGCCGTTGCGGACGCCTACATCCGAGGAGGCGCGGGTGATCAAGGACGCGGGACTGGTATTCCTGATAGTGGGGGCCCAGGCGCTGGGCCTGGTGGTGGGGGCCTGGGGGCTCCTGTTCCTGGCGGTGGCGCCCCCGCTGGGGATGCTGTGCCTGGCGGCGGCGGTGTTCCTAGTCTGGCTGCCCCGCCACCTCACCACGGTGCGCCCGCCGGAGTAGACATCGATAAGGCGAACGTCGGGCTCCCTCTGAGCCCCGGCATGCTCGCCGACGTGAAGGCGGGCGCCTACCAGCGTTCGCCGGTAGACCAGCAGCTGCCCGACGAATCGCAGCTGCGTGAAGACAGCCGGCCCAGCGAGATGGTGCGGCGGGGCAGGATCCTGCAAGGTACGCCGGGGCAGGAAGCCACCGGCTCCTCCATGATCGCACAGGCCAACCGCTACACCAGCGGCGCCGACGCGCCGCCGAACGCGGACGGCACGCCAAATCTGCAATACCAGCAGCTGGCGCGGCAGAAAGCAGCGGCCGACCTACAAGAGACGGAATGGGCCAAGGACAAGGCCACTGAGAGCGACGCGGTCAGAGAGTTCGGCGGCAGTGTCGGGCAAAGCCAGCAGGTCTGGAACGCGCTCGACCGCATCTACCGCAACTTCGGAAGTGATCGTTGGTCGGACGACTTCAACGAGGCGATCGGCAAACTGAGTTCGGTCCCTGGCCTGCGCGCGGTGCTCGCCCCAGGACTGGCGCAATGGCATTCCGCGCAAGACGAAGCGCACAAGGAAGCGGCGCGGCAGACGATTGTCACGGCGCTCGGGAACAGTCTGTCAGGCGGAGCGCCGGCCGAAGCGATGCACATGGCAAAGCTACAGGTCCCGACGCCCGGCATGGCGGCGGGCGCCCGCTACGATGTCATGGCGCAGAACCGGGCGCTCCTGCAGCAGCAGAACGACTGGGCGCACGTCTGGAACGCCAACAAGCGCTACGTTGACGATCCCAGCAGCTTCAAGACGAAGTGGTTCGGTGAGCACCCCGTCACCGGCCCTGGTGGCTACGAAGAGCGTGCCTACAATTCGATGTTCCCCTACGCCGGGATGAGGACCCAGGAGATGGATGCCCACCCGCGCCGGCCGACGACGCAGGCTGATCTCAACACCATGTGGAACACCTACCCGGCCGGCATCCCGGTCATGATCAATGGGAAACTTTACCACACGCCGGGGGCTAGGCGCTGATGCCCGCGCTCACTGTCCCGAAGGGTGCGGTCCCGATTGATCCGCAGACCCACCAGCCGCAGGCGCCGCCGCCGCGCGACTGGGGTAAAGCCCCGGTGTGGGACGTGGCAGGTTCCGCGCTCTGGAACCTACCCTCCACCTACACGCACGCCACCCTGGAGGCTGTCAGAGCCGCGGCGCGCCAGAAGTCCACGCTGCAGGGATATGCGTCGGCCAGCGAGCCAATGAGCATGCCGTTCCTCCGCATGCTGGCGGGTCAACCGGCCGCGACGACGCCCGGCCAGGTGGATGCGAAGGCCCTCCCAGGGCAGATTTCCGCCTATTTGGGCCGGCGCTACGGGAGCCCCGAAGCCGTCAAGCGCACGCTGGCGACCGATTCAGGGGGCGCGCTGATGGATCTGCAGGCCGCCGCTACTCTCCCTGAGGGCGGCGAGGGTTTCCTGGCGCGCTTCCCCGCCATCGAGGACGCCCTGCGCGCCTCACGGATACCAGGCGCCGTGCCCGCTTCTCGCGCGGTCGGCGCAACCGCCCGTGCAGCCGGGACAGCCGCGCGAGTGACCAACCCTGTCCACCTGGGTCTCACTGGCGGTCGCAAGGCTGTCGACGCCATCCGCACGGCAGGCAAAGTTCCGGCCATCGACGCCACAGGCGCCTTCACGCCAGCAGCCAAGGCGGTCCTGCAGAAGACCTTTCCCAACCTGACGGACACTGACTTCGAGGACCCGACGCTGAAGGACGCCTTGGTCAGTTCGTTCGGCGCCAAAGGCGTCAACGCAGCGGCGGCGCGAGAGGGCATGCTGAGGTACCACGGCGCGCCAACCCCCCGTGGGCCGATCACTCAGCAGCGGCCCGTCGGCCCGGCTGTCACCCCGAACGCCGACGCCGTCGCGCAAGGCAAACAGCTGCTCGCCGACAAAGGCGACGCCATGGTGGGCGGCCCCGCGCCGGATCCCACCCGTCTCGGCGCGACCGTGCGCAAGGCGGCCACCGACTCCGCCGCCAACGTCAACGGGCTCTACTACAAGGCCGACCATCAGCCTGGCGGCCTCCTCACAGGCGACGGTCCCGCCGACTTCGCCGGCCGGCTGCGCGCCAGCATGACCCAGGCGCTCACCAACGCGGGCTTCAGCCCGACTGCGCTGGCGAAGCTGCCCGGCCTCACCGCGACCAACAAGGCCTTCGGCGATTTCGCCGATGCGGCCACGGCCTTCGGCGCCGACGGGCAAATTTCGTTCCCAGACGTGGAGAAGCTGCGCCGGTACGGCCTCGGCCGCGATGTGCCGGGCATGGGCTCAGTCGATCCGAAAGCGGCGCAAGCGATGCGTCAGGGCTTTGACCAGGCAGTGGAAGATCACCTCAACGCCCAACAGTGGGCCCCCGGCACGCTCCCCGATGCGGCGACGAACTACAGCGACGCCCGCGCCGCCTATCAGCAGCACCAGGCCACGTTCGTTGATCCGAAGACCGCCAACCCGGTGATCAAGAAAGCGGTCGGTGTGGTGGACCCTGCCGATGGGGCGACGTTCACGGGCGCCGACGATGTGTCTGCCCAGAACGCGGTGAACAGCAACCTCTTCAAAGGCAAGGGGAAGACCACGGA